CCACTAATTTCTTTGTCCAAATCCCATTTGCGATTATTGGGAAGAGGAAGTGTGAATTCATATTGCAACGCTTTCAGATAATCACTCTTACTTGCGCTCCTTCCGTTGGTTGATGCTACTTGAAATGACGAACCTCTTAACTCTTTTTCTGGGCTTATCTTCATTCCTTTATCGAATATGTTAAAATCCTTTCCGATGTAAGCTGTGTTTAATCTGACGATGTCAGCTGTGGAATGATAATGCTGGAAGTACCATTCACCAAAACGGAAGTTGGCTGTGAAGTTCTTTGCGTCAAGAAATACGGCTTTAGAACGATGGTCGTGTGTTTCCTTGCGTTCAGATGATTTCTGGGCGAACAGCAGCGGAATGCCAGACCAGAATATCATTCCTCCGGGCTTGCATAATGCTGATAACGAAAGTAAGACATTCTTTTCATCCTCTTCTGAGTTCACAGAGTTCAACACGCTATCGCACACAACCACATCGTACAGCCCGTAGTCCGACAAGGTCTTGCATATGGAAGCACAGTCTTGCCTGATTTCCTTTTCATCAATGATGTCCGCTCCATCTTTGCGGTGGAAGAATTCAATGGCGTCAATGAGATAGCCTTTTTTCTTCAGTATGGTTGCGTAATCCTTTTGTCCGGCACCGAAATCGAGTATGCGCATATCCTTGGTGATGTATGGTATAACCTGCGTTTCATACAACGTTGAATGGCTACGCTTGCTTGGAACCCCGTTCTTTTGCCGTAGCCGTGCCTTTTGGGCAAAAGACTGTATATAGGTCTTTCGTTCCAGATGGGAATACTCGAACACTCCATATTCCTTAGAGAAGTATTTGAGCGCGATTTCTTCTTTCCCTTCTGGAAGGACATATACAAGTAGGTCCATACCTAATAGTTTTACCGTTTTGGCATATACTGTTGAGATGATCACTTTCCCGGTATGGTCACATACGGCATTTGCAAACTGGCCGTAACGGAGAATCATTTTCGTAAGGTCAACAACACGTGAGTTGTTTCCTCCTTTGGAAAGAATGGAGATATCTTTGTTGGATACAGTATAAAATCCTTCTGTTCCTTTAGGAAGACTTACATTGATTTCTGGTTGGATTTCCGACAACTCACATTCCGCATAGTTGTGAAGTTGGTTGAACCTTACTTCATCGGTGGAGTTTACACCGTCAAGAATAAAGGCTGGAACATGGGTATACCCAAGCAGCTTCATTGTCTTTGTACGTTGGTGTCCTGCCATGATACGTTTATCCGATTGACGTATGATGATCGGTTTGATAATGCCTAATTCCTTGATGGATTTTTTTAAATCTTCTTGTGCTTCATTAGTGAGCAGGCGTGGGTTATATTCTGCCGGGTTCAATATTGATATGTCTATGTATTCCATCATAAGCCAAGTAGATTATTAACAAAACCAACCATTACACCGTTCTCATCCAAATATTCAGAAGCCCGTGCTTTCAGTGCTTCCAGTTCGCTTTCACTGACTGGAATCTTATACCCCTCAAATACTAAATATTTGATATGAGCTCCGGCTTCATAGTTTGCGTTCTTGAGTACATTATGACTGTCTTCTATATCTTCTGAAAAATCTGTCGGATCAGGAAAGCTGATGCCTTCCATACCCCAATTAAGCAACTCGTTACAATCCCAGTCAAACAACTTGGTTATGTCCCATTGTCCGTTGTTAACGTTATCACGTATGATTAGCTCACGTTCCCTTTCCTCGGTCAGGTTGGGAATAAGAACGGTCGGTACTTGTTGCATACCTAGCGATATACAGGCATCATACCTTTGGTTTCCGGCTATAATGATCAATTCGCCAGTACGGTCTGACAGGATGATCGGTCGGGCTTCGAAATAATCCGGATTGTTTCGGATTGACTCTTTAAGTTTGTCTAGCTGTTCATCCGAAATAGTTCTTGGATTGTTTTCCAGTTTCTTCAGTTCCTCTAGTTTTCTGTAAATAATTTCCATAATTGCTTTTTTTGCGTTACAGAAACGAAGGTACTTAATAAGGGAGCTAAGGGGAAAAATGAGGAAAACAAAGTACTGACACGGCTTGTCAATACTTTGTTATGTGTGTTATAATTCCTTTGTTGATATCAATGCCGAATTGCTGGTAAGATAAAGAATTACAGGAAAGTATTTCACTGGTAACTTGTAAAGTCTTGCATTCTTCTTTGATGAACGTTAATATGAAAAGTGGGAAAGATAGATAATGCTTTTTGCAGATTTTTGGAACGGAGTAGAAACGTGACTTTACTTGTTTTCGTTTTCATTTCCATTGTAGCTATCCTCTGATAATCACATATCTTCCGGCGGCTATTTCACTTCTATACTCGACAGAATAGCCCTTGTCTATAAATGCTCTTATGACATTATCGTGCGCCAACTCCGAAATTTGGTGTCTGTCTTTAGCGTCACTTCCAGTATTTTTTGCCCAACAATGAGGCCAGTTATTTCCCCATCCTACGCCATAATGAAAGTAAACACATTCACCTTTCTCTTTGATTTCCGAGAGGATGAAAGATGCAAGTGCGTCTTCCTCGGATTTTCTTCTATTTGATTTTGGTATTTCTATTGTCAACATACTGATTTATTTTTAGCGTCCAACCATTTGTCCCGTCTTTCTCTACACGCCTCTAAGGTAGGCGCACAACAAGCAAAGAGTTCACCACTTTCAGTACGGTAGTCGTACTGGTACATTCTCACTCTCTTTCTGCCTAACTTCGTTGCGTAGGTAGTGTAATTCTCTTTGCCGGGCTGGCATACGCTGCAACCGTTTACATTTATTGAGTTCATAATTCAAGTAATTGTTTCGTTTTATCCACGTCTACAAAACTCGTCCACCCTGCTTTATGCAGCTTTATAGCTGCCTCTCTGATTGTGATTTTGCCACTCTTGACACTTTCTTTCAAAGATTCTAATACATTCTTCATTCTTAATTCATTTTTACGTTCAATCTTTCTTCACTCGTATAAGCCACTACAAGCCCTGTTTCATCATGCTGTATGGTGATGTACTTTTCACCCCTCTCTATAGTAGAGAAGTCATAAGGGGTTACCATCTTACCCAATACCTTGCCCAGTTGCTTCATCAGTGGGGCTTCAGGGCTGATAACTAAAACTAAATCTGCTTTCATAATCGTGTATATTGTGGTAGCCATAAGGCTACCGGATTAGAACTCAACCAATATCAATCTTTCTAAAGAACCTGATGCTTTCACCCACATATGATTATGTCCGAAACCATAATCGAAAAACAGTTTAAAATAAGGGTGTCTTACTATTAAAGAGCTCATACAGCCTCTTAACTCGTCTTCTGACATACAAGAAGTTATTTCATTGATAATTTGAACGAAAAGGTGTAAAACTTCTGGTTCATTATTCAATAACGGTTTTTCTATAACTGCTTTTAAAAATATATTTTCTTTCATATTCTTCTATATTGCGCAGGGCTTTCGCCCTGCCGATTTATGTTAATGCGTTTTATCCTCATGTAATAACTCGCAGTAAACTGGTGTTGTGGCATCTGTGTGCTTATTGGCTATAAGAACCTCATTACTATCCCAGTTAATATATACCTGTGTAGCAAATGCACCGAAAAACTGAATTTCTTTCGTGCCAAACAATACCACCGCGTCATCATTTACATTTGCAAGTGCTGCAATTAATTCTTTCTTGGTCATATTCTTTTTTGTTGCGCAGGGCTTTCGCCCTGCTGGTTAAACTTATCTTTTATCTATCACCAAATAATGCTCGCTCAAACACTTCACCCATTGTATTCTATACTTTCTTGAAGCACATCTAAATTCAATATCTCTTATAGCAGAAAGAATATCAGACGCGCTTTCATTATAATATTTTGCGAGTATAGTTAGTACATGATAGCTTTCTTGCGGTGTAAAGTGCAAAGAACTTCTATATCTCTTTGCTGTCTCATATACTCTCTTTGAGAATGATTCAATAGTCTCAAAATCTTCTTTTCTATAATTAAAAAGGTCTGTTGCTTTCATTATCGTATATCTTTTAATTGTTATTACTTCGTTTCTGACGATGCAAATGTAATGATTAAAATCATACATACAATAAATAAATATATTATTTGTATGATTATTATCATATGTTAACAAAATAGTACAAGTATGATTATAGTCTAAATATATTTTAATACAAATGACTATATTCAATCAAAGCAAGCTGGTTTAATTTGTTTATTCGATTTTTACCCCTATATTTGCAGCTGATTAAAATCATACACACATGGAAGTAAAGACAATAATCAAGCAGAAAGGCTTCACAATGGAAGCCGTTGCAAAAAAAATGGGCATAACAAGGGTTACACTTGCCCAAAACCTTAGTAGAAATCCAACAGTAGGAACATTACAGAAGATAGCAGATGTTATTGGATGCAAGGTTGGTGATTTCTTTGTTGATGATATGGATATAAAAGATGATACCAACACTATCATCTGTCCTCACTGCGGAGGTAAAATACATTTTGACGGAGAACCACGTATGCCGGAACATAAGAATATACGAGGGAAAGAATACTATAAATAAAGAAAGGAGAATAAAACATATGGGAAAAAGGATTTATGTCAATGGAGGAATCTTTATAACGACTCCATTTTTTGCATATAAGAATGCAGGGGCATCATACGATCTCCCTCCTGAAAATTCTGAAATTATAGAACCCAATACTATAACTGAAACAGGAGAGCCTTACCTTGAAATTAGCAATGAGCATCCCCAATCTATTTTTAATGAATATTACGCAAAAACATTCTTTACAACACAACATACATTTGCTTATTTTTTTACAAAAGACTTTATCGGATCATATAATGATTTTAAGCAAAGAATTGATGAAATCCAAAGTGTAATTAACATCAAAGGATTGGACGAACAAAAACAAAATATCATCAATAAATTGTCATATATTAATATCATTACATCATTAGATACATTTATTTGTGACATTATTTTAACCAAAATAATCCAAGACGAAGAAAGTTTCAATAATTTTTTCAATTCAATTCCTCCATGCAAGAAAAAAGATGAAATGACTAAATTAAAAGAAGACAATCTTGTTGCCCAATGGGAGCAAAAGGTCATAGAATATGTAATGAGGACATCTTATAGTAACATTGATACTATAAAAGATATACTCAAAGAATTATTTAAAGTTTCTATAATCGACACAAATGGGAAAATGAAAAAACACTTCTATTATAGGAATTTATTAGCACATAGAAATGGTAGAAAAAAAGATGGAGGTTATATCAATATAACTAATGAAGAACTTAAATCCTTAATAACTGATACGCAATCCATCGCAAAACAAATCCAAACAAAAATTAAGCCGGAGCACTAAGCCCCGGCTCATTAATTGATTAGCCCTTTGATTCTTAACCGATTTACGATTTCGGTATAAAGATACTCTATATCCCCGCTGAAATCCCCATAATTCTGATACAGAAACACGACATCTGCATGGTTGTCGGAAATAGTACTAAGTGCTACTCTTGGACCGGAACTTTTATAAAATGACGTACTATCATTTGATTATCTTTAGCTTGTTATACCAGTGTGAAGAGAAAGGGAACCACCCGATTAGGAATGATTCCCCGAAAATGGTTACTTTATATAGTTTGCTCATGGATTTTTCTTTTTAAGTATTTCAACACATTTTTTTATCCCATCATCGAAACCATGCTTATACCCTTTAGCGTATTCTCCAATGTTATATACCGCCATTGCCAACACAAACAGGATGATACCTACAGGCTTATACCAACCGGGAAGTGATATAGAAAACGGCTTAAATGTAATTGTGAGATCTCCAACCCATAATAGGGCGATAATAAATATAATTGTAAATAATATTGTTTTCATAATCATATAAGTTTTAATGCTTCCTGTAATCCAGATTCAAGTGCTTCCTCGTAGGTATTATAACGGATAATAGGTCTGTCAGACAATCCTACTAAATCATGGTTAGGAATTGTTAGTATATCATATATCCAATAATTTCCATACATATAGGATATTTCGATATGCAGGTTCTTGGTTTCACGAAGCCACTTTTGGGCGATGGATTGAGTGGGACAAGGATAAAATAATTTAGGTAAATCCTTACTAGTTCTAAATATGGTTTCCATCATTATACCCTTATGATTAATAATATCTTTGCAATACTCATTGAAATCTTTCTCTTTCAACAGTTTCGCCGTTTCTAATGTTACAAGTTCTTCGGTCATGGTTGGTTCTCCTTTCCTTTAAAGTGTTCAATCAGTTCGTCTACGGTAGCCTTGTGAACGGTATCTATATTAACATCAATATCATTGTAAACCCAATAGGTAGAGAACTTGATTGCAGGACACATAATCCATTTATTCCCATCCGTAAACCATTGGTACTTGTCTGTATCATCCCTCAATGCAGCGATAGCTAGGAAAAGTTCCTCGTTCGTTCCGCAATCAATAAGACCATCTATTTCTTTAAGACCATTTTTATCATAATCGTCCAATGAATAAACCGAATTAACTCCAAATACACAAGCAAATAGATTATGCCAACCTAAATATGGATTACAATAATAGCCAAGTTCTTTTAATCTATTTCTAATATTAGCAGTATTTTTGCGTATGAAACACGGTGTTGTAAATCCCATAGTTATTCCTCCTTAATTATTCGCTCATTTATAATAAACTCTCCATGAATATCAATAGGAAGCATATTGAAAATACTAGCATGATAAGTATTACCATCTATCGCCTTGCATAATGGATGTATTTCTTTAGGCAAAGGGGCAGGACATTTCTCGCAATGTCTTATCATTTCAAAATGTCTGTTTTCCTTATTGCCACAACATTCACAATGAATTGGATAGTAAAAATAAGTACGTTCCAACTGGGTTTCTTTTCCACATATTTCGCATCTGCCCCATTCTATTGAATTACACATGATTGTTCCTCCTTCTCTGTTTTAATATCTGTTACTTTACCACGACTGACAAAACATTCATCTTTACCTGCCCAAAACATATCGCAAATCATATAGTCAGAATCATCACATTCATCTCGTAATGAACATTCTTGACAAGGGATTTTGTTCTCGGGCGACAATACATGAAGTATTCCGTCTTTTATTATTCCGTTCTTTATTTTCATAATTAATCTACTTAATCTTTAGGTTTAACTACGATAACTTGTATCTCAAAAGGATTCTTGATTTGTTCTCTAGGGATTTTTCGTATAGCTCTTACAGTATCAATTATTTGATCAGATAGTTCTTTGTTATCCATATTAATCTCCTTTCTCTTTAATCCGTTCAAGCACATCCCTGTTGGCTTCGAGTATATCATCGAAAGAAGGAATAGGAAACCATGCCAACACGATACTATTTCCAAAAATCCATCTATTATCTTTATCAAAAGCATTTGTTTTATAAAACCTTTCAATTAGAATGCGTGATACACCACAACACATTGTCAAAACAAAAACTTTTTGTCCTTCTTCCGGCAACCGTTCCTCAACGCTTATCCACGGTGATTGCTTTGACTGCCATTCGGCATCACATTGAAAATCTTCCATACTATCAGCATGACGTGAAACGTAGGTATCCGCGTCAACTTCTTTCAGAACGTCTTTTCTGAAAGAAGTTTTATTAGTAGCATAATCGTATGCCGCTTCTTCTACTGTCTGTTTCATATCTGTTCCGATTTGAATTTCTTGTTTATTTCTTTTTCAGCAGCTCTGGCCCCTTTCTTGAAACCCTCTACAAAGCTGTCAAAACAGGCTCTATGGATTTCTAAAGTGCATCTTTGCATAAGTGGGCAAATCGAGCATTTTTGGCTAAGCCCTGCGGACTTCTTGGCTATTTTCGTTACGTTTTTCATTGGATTTTTAAATTAATTATTACGATTTCTTTCCGCTGCGACTTCACTCATACACATCTTGCACCAGGAGGTGAGACATCGGTATTCCTTATCCCCACATCTGACAGTCCTGTTATAAAACCGGTGGAGCGGAAGGGAACGTCCGCAATGCGGACAAACCTTTCTTCCGGCTTCCGTACCGGCAACCGTCTTGGCTTTACGGTGTACAAGCGTACATCCCCTGCATTCATCCAGTCTGCCTTTGTACTTCCGGCATTTGTGCAGGGAGATGCGCCCGCATGGAGCGAATTTCTCGCAGTCGAATCTAGGTTCTGTATGATAGATGTTCATACGGCACTGTCCATCAAATCAAACAATGTGGGTGCGCTAACTTCCATCTCCGCCTCATACAGATATGAAAGACTGTCTTTCCAATAGTCATAATTTAGTTCAGTAGATAATCCCTTACGTTTCAGTCTGATGGCACAATAAGGTACTGTACCGATACCTCCGAAGGGGTCAAACACCAACTCACCCTTGTTTGAATACCGTTCAATCAGTCTTTCAACGATATCGAGCTGTAAAGGGCAGATGTGGTTCTGCCGTTTCTTCTGTGACTGCTTGGTATTGAGCGTGCGCATACGGGTGACATCATCCCATATCCAATCTTTCTTGCTTACAGGGTCAACGGCCATAAATGTTTTAGGCAGCTTTCCGTATATTTCCAATTCTTCAGCGAATGATACATGTTCCTCGTAGTTATATATATGTTCACGTTCGTAGTTCCTGAACAGATGGCGTATCTTATCTATTCCGGCTCCTTTCATGTCCTCATAGCTCAATAGAGAGTTACCAGAAGATTTCCAACTTGCATGGGCATCTATCTGCCAACGGGCAAGCGAGTATTCACTCTTATTCTTTGTCACCGGCAAATCAGCATAGGCTCGTGAGGTATCAGAAGGCAACTTTCGGAAGAGAAGAACATATTCCGGGCAACCGATACCCATCTTTGAACCGTCCTTGCACATCTCTGTATATCCAAGCCGATAAGTCTGGTTGTTCTCCCTCACCACATCCGTATCCACTGTAATACGCCCCATGTAGCGGAACCCGTGCTTCAGATAATGGAACACTGTCATTTCGCTGAACGGGTCGATGGTGGGCATACCGTCACCCGTAGCGTTGCCGAACAGTACACGGTCCTTTACATGGATGCAGGCCAACCGGCCGGGCTTTAAAATACGCATAAGCTCCGGGGTGAGATAGTCCATCTGCTCAAAGAACTTGCCGTTGTCTTCATTATGCCCGAAATCATTATAGGTAGGCGTATATTCGTAGTGGTTGGAGAACGGGATACTGGTTACAATCAGGTCTACCGAATTATCTTCCATCTTCTGACATTCAAGTACATTGTCATTATTGATAGCTTTCCACAGTTTGCCGGACTTCTCTTCCCGACTGGCGAACATCCAGCGCATCATCTTTTCCTCTGCCTGCAAACCAAACAAACCGTTCTTGCGGACTATATCGGTCATCTTGGCTACCATCTGGCGGTGCTGCGCCCACTTCAGCATGAATGATTTGAATATTTCACTTTCGCTTTCGGCATACACCAAGTAAAGGTCTACGGGATGCTGCTGCATAAACCGATAGATACGGGCTATCGCCTGGAACTTGTCATTAAAACGGTAGTCGATGAACATGATTGCCTTGTGGCAGTGGTACTGGAAGTTCAGACCCTCACCCAGCATCTCCGGTTTTGCGGCCAGATACTTCAGACGGCCGTCCTTGAAATCTGCTATTACCTTATCCGCTTCCTTATCATCTTGCGAGCCATACACAGCCTTACATCCGGGAATTGCCTTGCAGAGTGCCTCACGTTCAGCCTCCAAGTCGTGCCATAAAAGGAAATGGTCATCCTTGTTTTCCGGGCGATTGATTATCTCCACCACACGGGCAATCTTTTCCTGCATGTTGTCCCGGCGTTCCTTTGCAGCATCAGCCAGACCGAGAGCAGCCTCACGGAACATTTTCACCTGCCCGTCACGGTCGGCTCCGGCAGTGGAATTATCCACACTCACGACTTCTTCATGTACCCGTAACTCTGGTAACTCATATCCTGTATCGGGATAACCTAAATCAGACGGTTTGGTGAGGAACAACGCCCATGTACTTACCCATAACCAGAATTCCTTCTCCTTGTGGGGATAGAGGGTAAGATTGTTTGCCTTCGTGCTGTCACGCTGGAAGAACCTTGTAAGTGCCTGCCCGGTATCCATCACTCCAAGGTAGCCGGCATAGTGTATCAGCTCCTTGTATCTGTTGGGTGACGGTGTGGCAGTGGCAACAAACCTGTACGGAACTTCTGCAAACATAGGAAGAAACTCCTGATAGGTCTTGGTTCCGAATCCACGTAACACGCTCGCTTCATCCAATGAGGTAACGGTAAAGTAGGAAGGTTCTATTCTTATTCCGTCCTCGCCGTCACGGACACGTTCATAGTTTGTCACCATGATATTGGTCGGACATTGCTTCACCTCCTGCATAGTACGTACATAGGTCACTTTCATGCCCAGATGCTTTTCGGCCTGTGTCAGGAACTCCACTACTACACGCTTGGGGCAAACTATCAACCCTTTGCCTCCTGTGCGGTTCAGGATCACCCGCAGTATCTCCAACTGGGTTACGGTTTTCTGCATACCAAAGCTGGAGAATATCGCACGGCATCCACCGGATATTGCCCAACGAACTGTATCCTTGACATGGGGATATAACGACGGGGTAAGTTCATCAGCCTTAACTTCAAATCCTGTCTGATGGCTGATTGCCATCTTGTCTTTCAAAAATTCTATATAATCTTTCATTATGCTATTCTTTTTTTGATTAAACTCATGTTCTTTTCCACAAGCCTTATAATGCGGTCATGATACTCTGATGTTCCGTTGCATACGGCTCTTGACTGTACTATCTGAAAAGATTTAAGATTCACTTCGATGGTTTCCACATGTTTTTCTCCGGCTATGGCTGTCATGATCAGGCATTCACTGCGTCTGTAATACCTGTTGGTATACACAATGGTGCATGGCTTTGCCCTCCTTGTAGAACTGGGTTACGCTTTCAAGCGGACGGATGATTATGCCGTCGCCTTTGATTTCCATGCCGAAGAATCTTTCCATCCGGTTGTAGAATGATGCTATATCCTCCTTGAGCTGCTTTTCTTTTTGGATAGCCTTTATTCTGTCCCTTTCCCTTCTTTGCCTTGCCTCAATTTCATTTTTCTTTCTTAGTAATCTGTCGTGCTCGGCTTTCAAATTTTTGGGACATACGTATTTGGCGTTATGCAGATCCTTGTGGAAATAGGACAGCAGGCTTATATAGTCATTCCACATGCTTGCATCTCTGATTATATAACGGTTGCGGTTGCAGATGTTGAAGGACGGTTTATATCGGAGCTGGTAATAGCCCGTTTTGTACATATGCTTCAACATATCCGTCTGTCCGGTCTTGATACATAATTCCGCGTCATTACCACCTTTCAGAAGGTCTCGTACAAGTTTTGAGGGGGGTACATCGGGGAACCGTTTCCCGATTCCCCGCTTTCTCAATTCCGGGATCAGTTTTTTTCTTGGATATATCCATCCCCATATCGCATATAGGTCTCCACGATAATTATAGCTGTAACTGCCATATTCACCCTTTATGCTCAGTGGTTCCGAATATATCCATCCGTTGCCTCCCATATTCATCGGCTTTGCCATGATGGTGCGTTTCCCCTCGACGGTGATCCATTCCTGAACCACTTCAAAGAAAGTATAGTAAATATAATCCTGTATGCTGTTCAAATCAAAATTCCTTTTTCTGACGTACTTGCAGCATAGTATATGTCTTATGATCTGGAACTCTCCGGCGGTCTGTAAGATGGACATATACTTTTCTTCCTCGACTTTTCGTTTCCGGCTGATCTTTACGTCCAGTTTGTGGTGGCAGTACGGGCATTTGGTCGTATCACCGAGCAGGGTGGTTCCCAGCTCGCTATTGCTTGTGTCTATCCATGTTCCGCCGCACTCGGAACACCATAGCTCATCCTTGCACCTATATGCTTCGTGGGTGAATATATGTTCTTTCGCCCATTCTTTTTGTACTTCGGTAACGGCGGACAGTTTGCCGCTTAGTCCGGTTACACGTTTCTCAAGTTTCGTTCTCGGTTTCATGATTAGAACAGGCTCATTTGTTGGACATTATCATTCGTTTTCTTTCGGACGTTTTTCTTCCTGAGTGTCTGGTATTGTTCTTCCGCCAGCCGTGCGATTGCTTTGTCACGTGCCGCTTTCTTATCTTCTTCGGTGAGTTCCACAGGTTTGGCGGAGGATGATACGGACGTTTTCTCTCCGGCAGGCAGCCGGTTTATTTTGATATCGTCCTCATCATAGTAGTGCACTGCCATCCCGTAGATCTCCTCGTCTGAAATCGCTACGGCGTTACCACGCTTCCTGGCTTCACCCATGATATAACTACAGCATTCATCAATGCTTTTCTTCTCATTCGCATATTTGGGGGCGAACAGTGAATCTTCTTCCGCCCGTTTGTCCAGATAGGCTTTGATTGCCTGTTTGAAACTTTCATTACTTGCCATGGTTACTTAATTTTGAAGTGGTTGATAATATTTATTTGTGATTGATTCTGATGTTATACTCGCATAAGAATTTTTCTATATCGTCGCTTGCTATATTGGGAGGTGGTGCATTATCTCCGTATATAGCCCGTATTGCATCCTCATTTTTCCCGTATGCCTTCCAATAGGTGTAGGCAGTATGGTTGTTAGGAACGTTTGGAAAAAGTTCTGTGAAGGCGTTGAAATCGGTTTTAGCCTTTTCTTTGAGCTCCTGAATGTTTTTTACTCCCTCAATCATGGCGCACGCTGCATCTTCTATCCGGGTGAAACCTTTCTGGGATTGTTTCATAGCGGTTTCATTGGACAGTTTGACGTGCTCGTCTCTTCTATCCCTGCAAAAGTCCGATAGGGCTACCATAATGGACTGGTTGTTTATCCTGTTTCCCCATACGAACTGTCCACGGCTTCCGTTTTTAAGCTGTGTGAAGAATATGCAAAGCTCGGCCAGATTGAGAAAATAATAGCTGGCCAATATGCTTAGCGCCGTTTCGGCAAGTTGTTGAGGTGCGATATCAATGCCTGCGTATCGGAGGATTGATTGCAGGTGCTCTGTGATAATCCTGACTGATGTGGTGTTGCCGAAGGCAACATTGATGTCCGCAAGGGTGGGAATACCCTCAATCCTGATTGCTTGTGCTAATGTCAGGTTACAATTCAGCTGGGCTTGCGTGCCGGACCAGTTGTCAACCAATTGGGAGGCTGTTGATCCATTTCTCAAGGTCTGCTGGAGCGGTGTCAGTGTCTCCGGCTTTTTCCTGGATTGAGGTATCTGTCCTGGGGACATTATCACAGTGATCTGTTTTTGTAGGCTTGTTTCCATTTTGAAGTCTTTTTTCGATTATCCAAAGGTTAGCCCGGCTGTCCCATCGTTCAATTTTAGCCCCGTTGGTGTTTTTCCAGCTTAGCGCATCGAAGTGGTAGAAGAATATCTCCGCCTGCTGTTCCCAGTCCGGGAGCTTGTCACGGAAGTAATCTTTCACCTGTTCCAGGGTAGGGGCTATAAATTCGGTTTTTGGTTTTGAAGGCTTCTTTTTAGGTTTTTCCTGGTCGGGCATAAATAACTCGCTAGAGTTATTATTATCTTTACTCTTAAGTCTTATATTAATGTTAGCCTTTTTACTTAAAGGTTTACTTAAGTCATTACTTAAGAGTTTACTTAAGGGTTTACTTAAATCATTTAAGTAATAAACGGGCGATTTCGCATTTTTCTTACCTGACTCAAACTGTAGTAAACCTTTTTGCTGTAATCTGTTCCTGACTTCAATTACGGTTGGTTCTGATATACCGGTTGCGAGGACGATTCGTCTGTTGGGACACTCAAACGGATTCTCCCAACCCCGACTATTGCACTCGTTCAAAAGGAAGAAGTACAAATAAACTTCGTTCGAGGAAAATGCTACACTCTGATGTGTCTTCCAAAATTGGTTTACGTAATCTATATAAGTCATTGTAGGTAAGAATTTACTTCGTTTATGAACTCCTGTAGTGAATGGCAGATAACATACTTGTTTTGGTATCTCTCTGCTTCTGTCTGCCACGTTCGTTGGTGCTCGCTCTGTGTACCCTTCGGTGTCTTCATCTCTATGCAGAGGGAAGCCCATCCCTTTTTGGGTATGAGCAGGATCAAGTCTGCCACACCTCTCACTGCTCCTTCATACTTCATCCGTGCTCCTGTCTTGGCATCACGTTTGCCACCGTTGGGCACTGCAAAAAGCATACGTACTAGTTTGGGATATTGTAACCGGAACCATACCAAACAATCATGTTGTATTTGGCTTTCTGATAATGGTGTTGTCTGTTTTCTCATATTCTTCCGTTGAATAGGTTCATTGCCATATCTACCACATTCTCCTTAATCACATCATCCGTCCCTGTCACTCCGTTGGCTATTCCTTTTTTGGTCTGAATGACATCATACATATATTTGTCGATAGTATCCTTTCCAAGATAGTAGTAACAGTTTACGTTGTTCTTCTGTCCGTTCCGATGCGCTCGGTCTTCTGCCTGCTCACAATCGGAGAAAGTCCATGGGAACTCGATAAACGCCACACGGCTGGAAGCTGTCAATGTAAGACCTGTACCTCCTGATTTGTAGTTAAGGATGATCAGCTTGCAAGAAGGGTCGTTTTGGAAGCGGTCTACCGCTGTCTGTTTTTGAGTAGCATTGTCTTCGCCTGTAACGGTGACAGCTTCAGGGAATATCTTCTTTAATTCCTGTACTACTTCTTTCAGGTAAGCAAAGACTATCAGTTTCTCACCTCCGTCAATCACGTCATGGATGAATTCGGAAAAGACTTTGATTTTTCCCCTGGTTGATATGGCTTTCAATATTCCCATTTTCACCATTACCTCGCCTCTTAATGCCTTGGCCACCTTTTCATCGTCCGCATTCTTGTAAGTCCGGAGATACTGTATCAGGTCGGCTTCCGCTTTGTCGTATTCTTTGCGATTGGATATGTCCACCTCTATATATTGGCGTGACTTGTCCGGCAACTGAGTGAGTACCTTGGCCTTTTCGCGCCGGAAGAAGCAGGTCGATGATAACCTCCAGTTCAGTTCTTTCACATTGCTTGACTGTTTAGGTCCATCGCAGAACCTCTCTACGAAATACTTGTATCCTCCGAAATCCTCTAATCGTCCCATTATCTTGAGTTGTTGTATAAGGTCTGTATTGTTGTTCACTACTGGGGTTCCCGTCAGTTCCAAGATATATTCTTTGCCTTTACATATTCCTTCTACGAACTTGGATTGCTGGGTCTTGGTGGATTTGCACTTGTGTGATTCGTCAATGACTACGGATTTGAATAACGATATTCGCGGGTCAAACTCAATGGATTTCATGGTAAACCGTGCATCCTCCTTTACTTTAAGTACAAAAAACTTTTTCAGTGATTCATAATTTGTTATGAATATGTTGCAGCATTTAGTCTCAAAGAAACGGTGCCAGCTGGCTTTATTGCGATCATCCAGAATCATGGCATTTTTTCCGGCAAATTTCTTAAATTCACGTTGCCAGTTTATTTTCAATGCGGCCGGACAAATGACAAGGCACGGATACGCTTTTGCTATCGTAACCGTGCCTATTGCCTGTAATGTCTTTCCCAGTCCCGGTTGGTCCCCGAATATGCACCGCTTGTGCTGTAGCGCATAAGCGATGCCTTCTTTCTGATATTCGTACGGTTCTAACAGCAATCCGTGTGGAACCGTAAGTTTTGGAAGGTCGGGAATAGTATAGTCATTATACTCTCTTGTTGTCACTTTGTGCTGTACCCGGCTGCATATCCTTGTCTGTACCGCCCAATCTGCCATCATCCTCACGTATTCCTTATCTTGTAGAGAAACCTTCCAAGCTTTTTCGTCAGCGATATAGGCTGCCCGGATATTCTGTTTTACACTTGGAATCCGTTTGACCAGCTCCACTAATCTTGGATGATATGGGAAAGCTAGTTTGAAGCAGTTGGGGGTAGTAGTTACGCAAAATGGGGACGGCGGTATCATGATGCAAGTTGTTTGACTTTACGTGGTTTACGTGATTTAATTTTCTTTCCGTTCATTATTATGTCAACCCCTGCATCATTCATAACCTGCTGGAATTCCGCAACCTCTTGATTGAAGTCTGTTTCGGCTTCCGGAATGGCGTCCGGTTGTACGTCTGCGTTCGCCGTGTCTTCCTCAAACGGAAGTTCCTGTTGTACTATTCGCCATTTCTTGTTGAACAGATACTCTTTGACTTCGAACTCACAGGATTGGATTTCCTGCTCCAGCTCGAAAGCGTTGGTATATTGTTCGTTTTCATTGTTGAACATGGTGAACGGAGCGCATAGGTTCAGAACTTTTCCTGTTTTGAGAAAACGTTTGGCTACCAGAGTAACCCCTTCATTATCTCCATCTCCGCCAATGGAATACCCTGTAACGTCAAGCACCTGTCCTATGATATCAGGCACTTTATCTACTGATTCTATACCGTCCACTTCTTTCTGTTCTGTAAGCAAAGCGGCGTGGGGATTCAGCTTGCTGAACGCATTGATAAGGTCTGATGTTACCAGGTTCTTGCCTTCTACGGTGGTTGTACCATTCTCATCCTTGTAGGTGGCCACCAAGGTACTGTCCTTGGTGATTTTAGCTTTTATGATCTTCATTATCTTCTATATTTATATTCGTTGACAAATTCGTTATAATAACGGTCTTCCGGAAGGGGAAGTGTTATTCCCAGTTCCGTGGCTGCATCTGCTTTGACCTTATTCAAAAAGTCCGTCATTTGCAGTGTGTTCAGTTTCGATGTGCTTCCGGCTATGACCGTTTCTTTTCCTTTGATAATGGTTGTCCTTCGTAGATATAGGTTGCAGTAATAATCGTGTACGTCCTGTTTGTCCGTTCCTGTTTCCTGTTCGATGCAGGTAAACCAAAGCCACATCAGGGCGTTTTGACTTAATGTGCGCGGCTCTGTGTAACGTTCGATAATTAATCTGTAACGACCGTTACGGAGCTGCGAGCACATGAAATCAAAGGACTTGTTCAGTGTTACCACACCTTTTTCTTTTATAAGGATAGCTTCTTGTGCCATTATTCCAGTCCGAAAATCTTCTTGTCCGTGATAGATTCTCTATTAGCTTCCAAAAACTCTATGAAATGTTCTACGTGTGCCGTGAGCAGTTTCACTGTCTGTTCGTGATTGTAAGTATAATATTCCGGATATTGCGTACCACTGATAAGCGGTGTGCGGCTGGTACCGCCTTTCAGCGCATAAGCCGTAAACTCAAATGCCTTTATGTTTTCCATCTGACCGGAAGCAATTAGGCAATAAGGGTAGACATGGCGCTGCCACCCGTGGGCGTATTTGCCGAACTCGTATTTAGATGTGGATTTTATGTCATAAACAACATCCTTTCGGAGTTCGTCGATAAATCCGTATAACTCCACATTTCCGTACTGGGTAGGAAGAATGGCGGATACATAGACCTGACTTAATGAGCCTTTGAAATACTCTGCCTGTTCTATACACCATTGTCTGTCGAAAAGGAAATGCCGTGCAGGTGCGATATCCGTTGCTGGAAAAGCTACTTGTATGGTATTGGTTTCCTTATCGCCAATGATGGAGTAGGGGGAACGCTCTGTCGGCATGTGATTTTCGCAATGGACATAGCAGTCAATGATAGCATTGAAGGCTGTTCCCTTGTCGGCTGCTTCACTCTCAAACGGTACACGGTTGATAGCATCCAGAAGGTCTTGCTTCAGGCTCTCTTCGATTTCTTCCGGAGAGCGTTTATACTCTCCGGTTTCATTATCAATGTTCCAGAAGTTTTCCACTTCTTCATCAGCTCTCAGATACTTGTCGAATTTGTCAAGTAATGAGGGATAGATTCTATAACTAGGCTGCTTCATATATTTTTTTGACTTTGTCGAATTTCAACCCTAATTCCTTGCATCTTTTATTCAGTAGCATACCTGCTTGTAATTTGCTGTCGAAGATATGCTGCAGGCGCTCCAGTGATTGTTTCACTTCGTTGGCCGTGTCCGCATCCGCTACCATGGCTATCTGTTCCTTGATAACTTCCATAAGACCTTCATATTCGGAGGACAGTTCTGCCTGTTTTTCCTGATAGGTCTGATAAGTGTTTACAATCTTTGTCATAAAGTCGTTCGGTCCGGTGATTGTACCTTCTGCATTAATGATAACTGGTATCTTTATGCGTGCCGGAAGATTGCAGGTATTCTTACCGTAGAATTTCTCGCACGGATCAAAAGAGATGGTTCTGTCCTTACCTATGGCTTCCATATAGCCTACAAGATCAAGTTCTTTAATCAGGTCACCGGCAGAAGAACCTCCGATTTCCGGGCGTATCTGTTTGTCTTCTCCGTTCTTTTCCTCGCGTTCATGGGCTACGAATATTACTGATTTACCCATTAGTGTGACTTGGTTTACGAAGTTGATGAACATATTCTTTCGTACTCCATATCCTTGCAGGGACAGTGTGCCATCCGCTTTCTTCATTTTGGGATTGTTTTTCATTATATATTTATCCATGAAGGATAACATTTTTCCTGCCGTATCAATAACGATGGTCTTGTATTCGGCAATTTCTCCGCTCGTAAGAACTTCATCCACCTCTTCCCATTTGGAAATTTGTACGGTGTCTACACGGTGGGCTGCATTCACACGGTGAACGCCACCGTCAAAGTCCAGGAGTAGTGGCTGGGGAGAGCTTAACGCCAGTGTGGTCTTTCCCATACCAGGTTGTCCGTAGATTAATGCCGACAGGGCATTCTTAACTGTCAGTTCGTTAGGTTTTTTGATAAGTCCCATAATCAATAATTTTTAGTGGTTAATAAATGAGTTAAAAAAAATAGTTCCCGGATAGTCGGCCAGGACACACCGGGATAAATAAGGATATAGAATATAACATATAAAGAGGGCTCTCACCTCACGCTGTCCTTTCCAGCGGCTTTGGGTTAAATTATTATCTAACAAATTCTCTCTGCTTCACTGCCTTGAAGTCTCTAACATGGCTACGTTTAAAGGGTGTACGGCTCCCTCTCTTTGGGTGTGGGTAATACAGGATTCGAACCTGTATCTGTATTCCTCCTGAAAACAATCACAAACCGTCTGAACGTAAAGAAAAAAGTGAATACCGCTTTTCCATTAAGCTAATTACCCGTGTGGCTTATGCCACTTTCTTTTTTAATTTTCTAGGCTTCCTTGGCATTTTGACCTGTGCATAACGCAGGACATCACTGGCATTGCAGAACCATTTCCCGTTTTGTGCGCATGTAGGCTTGTCGGAACGTATTTTGTTTTCTTCGATCAGTCTGATAAGCCTTCCTATGCCTCCAACTATTTTGGCCGCTTCTCTTTTACCGAATGTATGAGTGTCCATGATGGCTAGGATGTCTGCTAGCCGTGCTTCTGCCGTTCCATTAAATAAGATTGATGTCCGTAGTTGGTTGTTAACTGTATAGTTCATAATCTGAATCTGTTTTTGTTCGTCTTGTTCTTGATACTTGGGTGGTTCTTGTCTTTGCTCTGCTGCATTGTCTCATGTCGGGATGAAAATCCAATGCGGCAATGACAAGGAACAGGATGGAGAAGAATAGCTCAAGCCCGTGTTTACGTATCTCTTTTATATCGAAGTTGATCTTCATGCGCTCACAGAACATGTATAATACAAGCTCGGTATCTTTGGAAATACCCAGCTTTTTGTATATATCCCGCTTCTGTGCTTTGATGGTCCATTCCGAGCGTTGCAGACTGTCGGCTACTTCCTTGTCGGCTAAACCCTTGCAATATTGTTCGGCGACAAGATGCTCGCGCTCTGATAGCGTAATCATGACACACGCTGGATTTTGAACTCTCCGCGCTTGCGGTCAACCTCTCCTGTTCGTTTCCAATCGGCATTTTCTACACACATCTCCAATCTTAGTCTGGAAATGGTTGTGTTGACGGAAGATATCGCACGCACAGGGAACACAACGATATCACCTACCTTCATCGCTCTCAATGTGGCCGCCCAATTTTCTGTTACTTTTACCATATTACTTCAATTTAGCGAGTTTAACGATGTTGTCTAGAGCATTAATGCTGCTTTCGTGTCGTGCCTGTAGGCGGGTGAACGAATCGAACCACATGTCGCTCTGTTCCTTGACTTCTTTAAGGTCTTGTTCCAGTTCTTGCACACGTCTTACAAGGTCTTCGTGTGTCATGCTTTGTAATTCTTCTACTGTTGTCATAGCTTTATTTTTTTTGATTTTCAATATTGTCAAGTTCGTTGCTTATCACTAATGATGTTACCGCGAAGGCGGTGGATGCTATCCAGAACCATACGCCCATATCGCACATGGTAATAAGGAGTATCGCGTATGATACTGCGCATAATATTGATATTGCTTTCATTTGATTGTGTATTAGTTTTGTTCCCCCAAACCAATCCGATTGGCGGCATCACGCTTTTATTGGGGGATTTACTTAACTTTGTGGTGTCAAACAAAAAATTAAGTATTATGAACAAGTTTGTTGAAATCACCGTGGATGGTGAAAAGTGCATCATCAATGCAAGTGCAGTTCAGCTTGTAAAGCCTACCGATGAAGGTACATTGATTTTATTTCAAAATGGAGCTAAAATCCATACGGAATTTAGCTTTCAGGAGCTGTCAAATATTCTTCTGAACTAAAATTTCTTTCTTGTATATCGGGATAGTGAACAACTTTATGACAACGGTTTTGTTGATTATCCCGGTATCATCTTTTCCTATAAATCCATAGGGTGTAGGACGTATTTTTACTATTTTTTCAATTATTGCTTTCATTGTCATAAGTAGATATTATTAGTTTGTGCCCCGATAACCTCTCTCTGGTCTTCCCACCGGAGTTGTCAGCTACTATTCTTCACTGCATAACCGTTCGGGGCATGATCGCCCTTACTTCGCCCGGCTGCTTGCATCGACCTTGTTACAGGCTGCTTGCTTCGACCGTTAGTTCTCGCGTCCTCTATGCTGGGATTGAGGGTAAGCGCCAGTATCGCTTTCTGGAACGGATTGCTAAGGGCAATCACTCCATGTAGTTCCTGCCATACCTTTTACGGATTGTTTCCGGTATCGAGACCGGACAGGATAATCCTGATTAATGTCCTTATTAATCTCCGCAGTACTGGGAGCCTAAATATCCACGGCTGTTGGAGTTGTAGCAGTCTGACCATTCGGCTTTGAAAGTGACTTTTTCTGCTTTGATCGGAGTGAACACTTTGTTATTTCTTTCTTCCTGTTGTCTTGCCAGCTCTTCCTGCATTGTAACATTCAGTTTTGCCAGTTTCCATGTTGATTTCAGAACTTCACCGAAGGTCTTGCCTTGTTTCTTGCCTACATACTTGTAAGTTCTGTGGGCATCTCTCATAATCTGTCGTAAATCGAATCTTTTCATTGTCTTACCTCTTTTTAGTTAGTCAATATTTTTGCACTTCCGAACTATTTTTCGTTCCTTTGTGCTGTTGTTTATTGTTTGATGTTGCAAAGATACTAACATCACTGATATATCAATGATATTAGCCTATAAATATCACTGATATTAACTTTAATTATCATTATAGGCTTAATATATTAGTGATATGTACGATTTGAAAGGATTTAGACAGGCTTTTAATCTTACTCAAAAGCAATTGGCAGAGATTCTAAAATGTCAGCAGTCAAATATCTCTGGAATGGAAAAGACTATGAGAGACTTAGAACCGATACAGAAAAAAAGGCTGGAAGAAGCATACGGTTCTGAGTCCGTGGCTAAATTTGTTGTATCTTCTTTTTTGGAAAGTACGATAAATGATAGTCGAAACAAAGGGGATATGGGAGGCTACACCACATATCTTCTTCCCATGTCAGCTATGGGAGGAACGCTTACGGGTTTTGCGGCTCCAGGCGCAATGCTTCAAAATTGTGAGGCTATAATTTCACCCATTGAAGATGTAGACTTTGCCATTACAGTATATGGAGATAGTATGGCACCTGAATACCCCTCAGGTTCCCGTATTTTGATAAAGAAGATAAACCCCAATATCTTTATAGACTGGGGTAAAACATACGTTTTGGACACTGCAAATGGGGTTATAGTAAAGGAACTTCATCAATGTAAGGGTAAGGAAGGTTATGTGAAATGCCATTCGGTTAACCCGGACCCGAAATTCTCGGACTTTGACGTTCCTTTGTCAGAGGTGTACGGCGTGTATCGAGTACTTATGTGTATGTCGGCAAAATAACAAGTGAAAGCAATCTGTATAATAAACTTTTAATATAAAATACTATGGATTTTAAAGATGCAATTAAACAACTCGCAGACAGAGTTGGAAAATTAAAAGATAACATTCAAACAGAAGAAGCAACAAAGAACGCTTTTATCATGCCTTTTATAAATGCTTTGGGATATGATGTCTTTAACCCGTTGGAAGTATTGCCAGAAATGACTTGTGATATTGGTACAAAAAAGGGAGAAAAGATTGATTATGCCATAATGAAGGACGATCAGCCTATCTTGCTTATTGAATGTAAACACTGGAAGCAGGATTTGAATCTTCACGACAATCAACTATTGCGTTATTTCAATGTTTCAAAGGCTAAGTTTGGATTATTGACTAATGGTATTATTTATCGTTTTTATACAGATTTGAAAGAACCCAATATAATGGATGATAAACCATTCTTGGAAGTGGATATAACGGATTTGAGGGATAATCAAATTGAAGAGTTGAAGAAATTTCATAAATCGTACTTTGACGTAGACAATATACTAAACTCAGCCAGTGAATTAAAGTATATGGGAGAATTGAAGGCTATCATTCAGGAGGAATTTTCCTCACCGAGCACTGATTTTGTGAAAATGTTTGCGACTAAAGTATATGAAGGAAGAATGTTGCAAAATATAATCGATCAGTTTACCCCTTTGGTAAAACGTGCTATTTCTTCACATATCAATGATATCATTAATGAGCGTTTAAAAGGTGCTTTAACCGTTAGTGATTCAAAAATTGAGTCGGCTCAACCGAAGCAAACTGACACTCCGGCTGAAGAAACTCAAGCAGAAAATCAACCAGAATCAAAAGTCGTTACTACAGAAGAAGAACTTGATGCTTATCGTATCGTTAAGGCAATCTGTCGGAAAAAAGTGGATATATCCCGTATAGTATATCGTGATGCTCAAACATACTTTAGCGTTTTGCTTGATGACAACAATAGAAAGCCTATTTGTCGTATGTATTTCAATACAGCTACAAAATATGTGGCTACCATTGATGAAAATAAGAAAGATGTGAAACATGTTATTGAAAGCCTTGATGATATTTATAACTATGAGGATGAATTCTTTAAGGCGATCGATATGTACGAACATAAGGAATAGGATAAAAGTTCTAGAAGATTAATTAAAGATAATTGCAGCATTAGCAAATGTATTGTTAGTGCTGCAATGTGAATATTGGAGTTTTATTATATATGGTTCAAAGCATATATGACTGTTCGTGTCAGTGGAAAAATCAAAAACACTGTAGGCTTTCACCTTCATGCAAAGGGTGGGGATGTCGATTTCTGTCTACGCCCATTGAAGAGATTCCAGCAACAATCCAGGAGAAAGCAAAGCTCTTTTCCAGAGTGTATCGGGAAGCGAAGCAAAAGGGAGTGCTGGAATGCCCGCACTACCGATCAATTTTCATAGACGAGGTGCTGGCCAATTTGCCGAAGGGTGAAGTGTGTTAAATAAATGGTTTATGTTATTGTTTATTGTTTGATTTTCGTATATTTGCAATAAATCTTAATTTGAATGGGAAGTTGGAGTGAACAACAGGAAGTAAAGAAAGAAGTCAAGGAAAAGGACAAGGTAAGACGGGAAAAACTTGCCGGGTTGTTTTTTGATTTAGCAAAACTTTCATTTGCCGGACTTGTTGTAGGTGGAATAGTTTCCATGAAGCCTGATGTAGATATAACCCTTGACATATACAGGGTTGTTATAGGTGGAATCTCTACCATCATTTTTATTAGAATAGGAAATACAATTTTAAAATAAAGTGGATTATGGACATGTTAAGTTTAGTATATACAATAAGTGCTGTTGTAGGTGGTGGATTTTTGGTGTGGCTTAACACAAAATCCGGGAAAAAATGGCTCGCAAATCTATAGTGTACTTTTCATTGGAAATTGAGGGTATTATGGACGCATTAGGTTTTAGTCTGGTAACAAAAAGTGGTTGGCTGGTCTGTGCTCTCTGATGCCTTACAATTTTGGTTAATGTATGAAAAGGAAATCCCTTGAATGTTTATGGTCGTTCAATTATAGTAGTGAGTTGAACGGTTTTTTAGTATTTGGACGTTAGAACAGGGAAAATAATGAATAAAAAAAATAGAAAATCAAGATGATTTTTACTAAAACGAATCTTGGAGGATTTTGAATGGGTAGATAATCTTCTGCTTGTCAGTATAGTAAGCGCAGATCAGAATTCATACTGGCAGTCTAAAGGTGGCGAGTTCGAGTCTCGCATGCTCCACTTTACAAACCTCTCTGTTTCAGAGGGGTTTGTGCTTTCTTAAGCTTCTCCAGCTTTCGTTTTTGGATAAAAAAAAGACAGTTTGTGCCACTTTTGGCAAAAAGAACTTGTCTAAAACGAATCCAGAACAATTATGACAACTCTTAAAGCCGCCGTTGTTCCGGCCAAGGTGCTGAAAAACGGCAAACACAGAATTCGTATAGCAATTGGTCATAAACAGGAAACAAGATACATCGTTACCCGATTTGAAATAGATAATACTGCTAATTTTAAGGGAGGGCAGGTGGTAGGTGTTCCTGATGCTGCACATGTCAATGCTAAATTACGTGGAATACTTAATTCATATCAGGATGCCTTGGATAAAATAAACACATCATCCTATACTTGTACCCAACTTGTCGAATACTTGTCCTCGGTAAAGCAGGGAGCTATCTCTTATAGTGTTGCTTCGGCTGACTATATGCAGAATTTGATTAAAGAGGGGAGAAGGACCACTGCTTCCTTATATCAAAGGGCGAGTGATTACTTCATTGAGTTTGTCAAATATGATATAATGCTTGATGGAATTACTCCCCGGACCGTAAAGGACTTTGACATTTATCTAAAGAATGTCCGAAGGCTGGCTCCTGTTACTTGTGGTATGCACATGGCACATTTGAAGGCAATAATCAATCAAGCAATAAGGGATAAAAAAGTATCATATGACACGCATCCTTTTGAATATTATGAAAGACCGACAGGAATGCCCAAAGAGCGTGATATCTCGGTAGCTGACGTAAAGAAGATAAGGGATGCGGAGATAAAAGAGAAGTCTCAGCGTGTTGCCAGGGATGTGTTTATGCTTTCGTATTATCTAGGAGGTATCAATCTGATGGACTTGATGCAATACAATTTCAAAGATGCGAAAATTATGGAATATGTACGTGAGAAATCAAAAAACACAAAGAAAGGTGATATGAAGATCAGCTTCACTATTCCTGAGGAAGCAAAACCGATTATCAAAAGATGGATGGGGCGTAATGGAAAGCTTGATTTTGGTTATAAATACTCTTATCCTAATTTTCGTAACTATGTAACAAAAGAAATTATAAGGCTAGGGGAGAGGCTGGAGATAGAATCGCATGTCGTATATTATTCAGCTCGTAAATCCTTTGTCCAACATGGTTTTGAGCTGGGCATACCATTGGAAACTTTGGAGTATTGTATAGGCCAAAGCATGAAATCCAACAGACCGATCTTTAATTATGTCAGAATTATGAGAAAACATGCTGATGAAGCCATAAGAAAGATTTTAGATAATCTAAAGTGAGGATTTAAGAACTAGAGCGATTGCTTCGGCAGTCGCTTCCTCTTTTTCTTTGTCTATCTCTGAGTTTAGCCGTTCTATCAAGTCCATACTCCCTGTGATAATCGTTTTTGTGCCCTCAGAGGAAGAAATTGTAAGTTCATAGTGTCCATAGCCTATAAACTTTTTGGATAGCTGATAAGTGGTTGGGGGGGGGATTTTGACATATGAGAATTGCGTTAGCAGCAGAAAAAGAAAACGGTTCCGCTTTCCCGTTGCGTTACATTCCGTGATCGAAACAGTGGATACATTAATATTCCACACGGGGGTCAGAACCGTATATGAAGAAGCTACAGGCAATAATAATCGTCTGTAGCTCAATACGAGACAACGCCTCGATCACTTCAAAATGTAACGCAATGCAAAGATGGGTATTTTATATGACTTTACAAAAAACAAAATGGGAAAATTCAAGTAAGCAATAGGGATGAGAGATTATAAAAGGGTAGGGAAGGCAGCTTATTGGGCCGCCTTTTCAAGGTTCTCTCTGATTTGTTGGAGCATCCGGAAAGCCCCGGCCATCTTATAGTTGCCCAGACATTGCTTAGCCTGCATGATACAACTTTCAACAGTAAGTTTCAAATCCGGGGTAAAAGCCGCTTTGTTAATCTGCATTTCTTTTGGAAGTTCATCAGCATGGTTATTGAACCATACGATCATTTCATTCAATTCCTCTTCGGAATAAGATTCTTTTTCAGCCATGATACATAAGTTGATGTTAATAGTATGCAAAGATAAAGGAACATATAATTCATGGGTTATCTTTTAACAGAAATATTATCAAAATAAAACCGTTCCTACTTATCACAAGCTGGAACGGTTCAGATTAGTTTCGTTTTTGACAATCTACTTCACATTTTATTGAACAAAATACCAATAGATTTGTTCAAAGGGATTTGCCTATTTCTAAAAATATTTGTTGTCACATTATTACGTATTACAAAAAAGGAGGGCATCGTGCATCACGAGCCCCCAGTCCAATTTATAAATTTAAAGTCTTATGATGAAGATTGTCTGTTGCGCCAATGTTTTACTATCAGCATAACGACAATCAAAACGGTTACACAAACACAGGCAAAACCGATTTGTTTAAGCAAAGTGGATTCTTTTTTCTCCTTTACCCCTTCAGTCTTGGTTTCTTCATGTTTGGTGGAAGTGGCTTCCTTGTCAACTTTCACCTCCGTACTATCTTTGGTTGCAGTTTCCTTCCTTTTATTCTTGCTGAAATCACCTTCCACATGACCGTCTGCCAATAACGGAGGTTTCCCGGTCAGGCTGTCAGGCGGTTTTCGGGTATCATAGATACGGAAATCAATCACATAGTTACCACTAGTGGTAATGAGTTCGCTCAAAGAGGTGGTTGATCTGTGTACGATGTTGACAGTTTCACTGGCACTGTCCTTCCTGATTACTTCTGTGTCGGATTTGACAGCCTTATGGGAGCTGCCACAGGCAAACAGCAGGAACAGACACATGAAGGGAGCCAGCAATATATGTCGGCTTACCCAGTTCATAATCTTAGCCAACATAGTCTACAACTTAAGAACTTGCATCCTGTTATTTCCGTCGGCCCGATAACTGACGTGCACCCAAGCGAAGTTAGACTCGTCAATCAACTGGTCATAGGGCAGGTTCTTGCGGATATATTCAAATAACAGCTTGTTTTGCTGACGGTCTCCTGTATCGATGTCGGCTGCTTCCCCCTTCATGTGTTGCGAGGTCTTACTTCCCCTAACGGCCGCATTAAGTTCCGGACAGCGATAACCACTGTTTACTGTTATAGGCTTTCCCCACCATGTGCGTAACGGGTCCAGTACGTTATCCACCAAGGCAGTCAGAGCAATCACATGCTCCTGCCTGCATCTGTTGTTAATACCCAAGCGGTCAGCAGTCGTTGACTTGCAGAGTTCCGCAATCGTAAAATACTTCATTTCTTTTCCTCCTTATCTTTAATTAATGTAGCCCTGCGTGGTGGAATACGACGACCGCATTCGCTGTCAGGCCTGTCACAACGGTTGTGCTCGGCATCTTTCAATTGCAGTTCCAGCTCATGGCACTTATGAATCCATGCCAGCTTATCAGACTGTTCGTTACGAAGCTCAACGTATAACGCATCAATCTTGGCGTCACGCTGGGCGATGCGTTCTTCCAGCCAGTCAACCTGCTTACGCTCGTTCTCATCCTCCATCGAATCGGCGGATGCATCCTCTTTCCGTGCGTTCGTCTTGCGGTTCACCCAAAACGTGACACCCCAGCGGACAGCCTCCAATCCCCCGAAAGCCCCGATTATAGCCAACCAGTCGTTTAATTCCATTCTGTCTATTGTTTATCTGATTATAAAATACACACTTCAAAGATATCCCTATCCGCTTGCACCATCGCTGCCAAAACACCGAAATCCATTGTCACGATATGACAATAAAAAAGAGCTTGATGACAATATTTATTGCCATCAAGCTCCTGGTTACTTTGCAAAAATAGTGAAAACTATTCCATATTCAATCCATATTGAAAAAAATAATCAGGAGCAATATTTCGATTATCCGAAGAAATTAAAGAGTCACAATATTAATAGAAAACAAATAGGATTCATGAAATCTACCGGTTGTCTATAAAATCAGATGTTCTCAAGCCTTTATTAGGAAACATCTTTACTTTTTTCCTTTTCCTTTGAACGCTTTTCAAGTCACGCACAATGGTGCTGGAAAGTACCTCCGAATAAATCTGTGTAGTTTTTACGGAAGTATGTCCGAGCAGCTTCTGGACTGTTGTAATCGCAACTCCCTGATGAACCAGCAGGGTGGCACAGGTATGACGGCTCACATGGTAGGTTATACGCTTTTTGATACCACACAGCCTGGCCAGCTTTCGAAGCTTCCTGTTTACCTCCGAGTTACAAGGCAAGGCGGCAAGACTTCCGATATCCGGATAGCGGTCAAGAATGCCCAATGCCCTGCTTTCAAAAAGCAAATGCAACGGCAAACGGATTTCCACCCCTGTCTTGACGGATTTGAAGTACAGCCACCGCTTGCCGTTTATCCTAATGAAATTCTCAGGTGTGAGCTGGCGGAAGTCAGAATAGCGCAATCCGGTATAACAGCAGAACAGGAAAGCATCGAGCACATGGCGCATGGATTCCTCTTCCACCTCGACCGTTTCCAGTTTCTTCAGCTCGTCCGGGGTAAGAAACTCATGTCTGCCCTTCTCCTGTTTGATTTTGTACTTTCTGAACGGATAAGCATCTGCGTGCATATATCCCTGGTTGATTGCCTCATTGACCAAGGTACGGAGCTGTCTCATGTGCTTGGCTATCGTATTTACCGCATTGCCCTTCTCACGGAGATATTGCTCAAAATCACGAAGGAATGTATAGGTAAGATCCTTGAAGTCCAATCCGGAACGGAAATTATGCAGGACCGCCAGTGTCGAGTGCAGGTTGTCCTTGGTGGACTGCTTCTTGTCCGAATTGTCAATGGCTGATT